GAAAAGATAAATCAGGATTAATCACCTCTTCGTAATCATCATCTTCAGTTTGATTTGATTGTCGTAATAGAAAAGATAAATCAGGATTAATCACCTCTTCGTAATCATCATCATATGTATTTGCCCCTCCATTTATTTTATTTTTAGAATTAATATATTTTAATTTCATTTCTAAATATTTTGATTTCCAATTTACCATTTATATTATAACATTATATAAAAAAAAAAATTTTTGCTTCCACGCGGGATTGAACCACGGACCTTCGCATTACAAGTGCGACGCACTACCACTGTGCTATAGAAGCTAAATGTGGTCATACTGGGGCTCGAACCCAGGACCTTGGCGTTATTAGCACCACGCTCTACCGACTAAGCTATACGACCAAATTACACAATGTGGGATTTGAACCCACGCAGCCGAAGCTAGTAGAACTTGAGTCTACCCCCTTAGACCACTCGGGCAATTGTGTAAAATGAGGTTCTAGGAAGATTCGAACTCCCGTTAATCGGATCAAAACCGATTGTGATAACCACTACACTATAGAACCTTTATATTTATTATTATAATATATTCTTTAAATAGTTTATTTAATTTATATTAAATAAAAAAAATAATTATTAATTAAACTCTAAAAAAAAATTCATAATAAATATATAATATAAAAAAAATAAAATATTTTATATAAATAATTAAATAATATTTACTAATTCTACACAACTAATAAAACATCTTCTACAACAATATCTATTTAATCCTAATTCATCTAATACTATTCCTGTACTAGATTTAATTTTGAAATATTCTTGTAACTTAATATCATAATAATCTTTATCTAACATATTATCATTTAAATTTTTTAAAACATCTTGATAATATGTAATATTATAATCATCTACTTTGATTAATTTTTCTACATCATTAACATCAATTAATTCTTCATTAATTGAATTAATTTTAAAATTAATTTCATTAATTAAAAATTGTCTTTTTTCTTCTTTTGTATTTGGTTCTTCTTCATTTAAATATTCAGCAATTAAAACATCAATATATTTAACTTTATCTGCATTTTTAATATCTCTAATTAATGAATTTGTTAAAATATTATCATCATCATTATTATTACTTTTTGATTTATATAATTCATATTTATTGGATAAAATATTATTACACGTAAAACATCTAACAGGTATAATCATATTTAATATATTATATAATAAAATCAATTTTAAATAAGTTTTATAAATATTTATTAATTTATATTATTATAAATATATATATGAATGATTTTAATGCATATTGTATGAATTTTTTGCTTATGAATATATTTATATTAATATTATATTTAATATTTAAATATATTAAAAATAATTCAGAACAACTACACTTATTCGAGGAAAAAAAAAATATAGGTGGTAAAAATAAAAATATAGAAAAAAATAAAAACATAGAAAAAAAAAATAAAAAAAAAATAAATAAAACTATTAAATGTTTTAGTGTATCTTGGTGTGGTTATTGTAAAGATTTTCTTAAAACTAATGGTATTTGGAATAAATTAAAAAATAAATATAGTAATAAATTAAATTTTAAAATAATAGATTGTGATATTAATAAAAATGAATGTAATAAAAATAATATTGAAAGTTATCCATCTATAATATTATTTTTAAAAAATAAAAAAGTTTTATATAATTCTGATAGAAGTTATAAAAAATTAGATAAATTTTTATCAAAACATATTAAATAATATATTTAAAAAAAAAAATAATATTATAGTTAATAATGGAAGATTTAGAACTATCAAATATTGAAAAAGAATTTATTGAAAATGAATCTTCAGAATCTGAAGAACAATTAGAAGAAGATGAAAATAATAATCAAATTATAAGTGACGATGAAAATGATAATCAAGATATAAAAGAAGAAAATGATGAAGAAAATCATGAAGAAAATGATGAAGAAAATGACGAACAATCAGGAGGAGAAGAAAAAAAAGAACCACCTATTAAAGAATGGGTAGATGAATTTTGTAAATTAGATGATGAAAGATTACAATTAAAAGAAGCAATAAAATTACGTGATACAAGAATTAAAGAATTAAAATCATTAATTGGTGAATATATGTCAAAAAATAGTATTGATTTTTTTAATTTAAAAGGAGGTGGTAGTATATGTTATAATGAAAAACCTAGATTTGTTCCACTTAAAAAAAGTCAACAATCAGAATTATTTACATTATTTTTAAAAGATACTGAAAAAGCAACTGAATTATCAAATTTTCTTAAAGATAATAGAGAAAAAATAATGAAAAGTGAAGTTAAACGTAAAAATTAACATATATAATTACAAGTATAATGATAATATAACATAAGAAGATTAAATAATACTAAAAAGTATTGTGTAATCATTTCTATTACTGCAATATCATACAATGAATTATTTATATAATAATGTTCAGTTAATATTAATGTTGTTGTTGCTAATAATCCATTAACTGTTGAATTTACTGAATATATATATTCACATTTTTTTTTTGTATTACAAAAAACAGTAGTAAAATTACTTGCATTAGTAATTATTGTTGATATTAACACATTATACCATAAAACATTATTTGAATCAAAATGTTTACCTAATAAATAACTTATATAAATTGTAAATGGTATATATAAAATAAATATAATATAAAATACACAAAACATATATAAACTAGTACATAATATACAATCTGAAAAACAGCCTTTACAACTTATTATTGATTTAGACATATAAAATAGTAAATTTTATACTTTAAATAACAATATTTAATTATTTAAAATTGTTTAATGAATTATATAAATAATGTATAAAAGTATTATAGAAGCAAAATGTTATGAATTATATTATAAAGAATTTCAAAAATTTAAAAAAAAACTTATAAAAAGAAATAAAACTATTTTTAATTTACAAAAAATAAATTATAAACTTAAAAAAGAAATTAACGAATTATTGAAAAAAGAAAAATATGCAATAATTAATTTATAATTAATTTTCCATATTTGTTTGTGGTGCTAGTGCTAATTGAATTTTACCTAAATTAGCTACTTGATATCTAATTATTAATGGATAATCATTTTTAATAAAAATTTCTACACAAGTACATAAATTTGTACATTTAGTAAATAATACTAAATATTTTAAAGCAAATAAACCTTGAATAATTTCAGACGAATTTTCATTAATTACCGATAATCCATTAATATCAGATTGACCAATAGATGTTGTTTGTGATGCTATATCACCAACACAACTAAAAGTTATTTGTTCATTATATGAGCAAATTTCAATATTATCAGCTAAATTATACATATCACGACATATTTTTTGAAAATCACAAGATGGTAAAGTAATTACAGAATCAAACTCAACAGGAGGAATTTGTATAACTTCTTGATTTAAATCCATTAAATTCATTTTATAAGTAGTTGTTCTATTAGAATCACCATTATCCATTTTAATACATAATTTATTTTGATCATTTTTTTCAACAAATAATGATAATGTATCATTATTTTGTAATGCTTTTATTAATTTAAAAAAACTTAATGTATTAATCCCAAGTGTTAATTTATCTACACAATGAAATACTTCAAATTTATCTCCTTCTAATTTTAAATGTACTAATGATGTATGACTACTATCCATAGCAACAACTTTTAATGAATTATTTTCAAATTCTAAATTACAATCTGTTAATATTTCTTTCAATGCTTCAATTAATACTCTAAATGCTGATGCTTGAACTGTTTTAAGATATAAAAGATATTTATCATAATTCTCTTCACTCATATTATATAATAATAATTATACTATATATAATTATATAAGACATATTACGCAATTTATATTAAATGTTATATTTATATAATGGAATAATAGTAAAACATAATAATACATGTTATTTCATATTAAATATTTTATACAGTGTAATTATATTATCTATTTTTATATTATATTATATTTTTAATTATAATTTATTATCTAATGAAATTAAATTATTTAATTTACATTTTATAATTCAATTTTTATTAATTAATTATATTTATATTTATACTAATTTACCTTATAAAAGCAAATATTTTTTAATTATTCCTTTACTAATTACATTAATAATAATTATATATCATATTTGTTATAATGAATTTAATATTCTTAATATATTAAATTATTTATTTGGTTTTAATATTTTGCTTTTTAATATTATTAATTTTATTATAATTTTTAGTAATAAATTATATCTTATTTATAATAATTTTTATAGTTTAGAAAAATTAATTAGTAATAATATATCAAGAGGTTTAATAGATTCAATATATAATATTATTAAAATTAAATATGATATTTCTTGTTGTATATCTAATTATTACTTAATTTTTAATTATTTTACATTAATTAACATAATTACTAATATAATTATCTTTAAAAGCAAAAATTTTAATTATATAAATATAAGTATTATTGTATTTTCATTTATATTTGAGATTATTTGCTTAACAATAATATTAGTTATTAGTAAAATTAGACAAAATATATTAACATTAATATATTCTCCAACTTTTACTAATAGATTTTTAAAAAAAATTAATTTAGATACATTAAATGATATTACAACAGAAGATATATCAATTGATATAGAAAATAATATTGTTGAAATTGATAATAATCAATTATCAATTCATTTAATTAGAGAAAATAATAACTCATTAGAATGGATTGTTATCCATAATATATTAAATAATTATTGGATGGATTTTTCATTATTTGGTTTTAAACTACATAATATAGATGCTATAACAAAAATTATATTAATAATTAGTTTTATATATACAATTACTTAAAATTATTTTATTTATAATTAGATAATGAGAGAATACTATAAAATATTAGGAGTTAATTCAAACTCATCACAAGAAGAAATTAAAAAAGCATATAAAAAATCAGCTATGAAATGGCATCCTGATAGAAATAAAGATAATAAAGAAAAAGCTGAAAAAGAATTTAAAAAAATTACTACTGCTTATACTGTTTTATCAGATCCAAATAAAAAAGATATTTATGATAAATTTGGAGAAGAAGGATTACAAAATAATAATAATCATTCTAATGTAAATCCAATGGATATTTTTGGTGATTTATTTGGTAATTCAGGATTTTCTTTTAATTTTAATAATGATTTTTCACATAATTTTAATAGACAAACGAGAAAAAATAAACCAATTATTAAACATTTTCCTATATCATTAGAAGATTTATATAAAGGAAAAACTATTAAATTTTCTATTACACGAAAAGTTATTGATAAAGATAAAAGACATTTAGTAAATACTTGTGATAAATGTAAAGGTAAAGGTATCTATGTTGAAGTAAGACAAATGGGACCTATGATTCAACAAATTCAACAACAATGTAATAAATGTAATGGAACAGGAAAAATAATTCCTAATAATATTATAAAAAATGAAAAAAATATTGTTGAAATAGACATTAAACCAGGAATGGTACACGGAGAAAAAATTGTAGTTCCTAATATGGGAGATAATATTAATGATAATATTGAACCTTCTGATCTTGTTTTTGTTTTACAACAAGAAAAACATAATACTTTTAATATATCAGATAAACATTTAATTATTGAAAAAAATATACAATTAGTTGATGCTTTATGTGGTTGTGAATTTATTATTACACATTTAGATAATAGAAAATTATTAGTAGAAACAAATGATATTATAAAACCTAATGATATTAAAGTTATTAAATATGAAGGAATGCCTTCACAAAATTCAAGTAACGGTGATTTAATTATTAAATTTAATATTATTTTTCCTAATCAATTAATAAATAAAGATGATTTAATTAATTTACTACCTAAATCTAAATTTAATGATATTAATCATACTCCTGAATTAACTCAAGTATATTTAAGTGATTTTAATGAAGCTAATTATGAAAAACATAATCAACAACAAAGTTGTAATCAACAATAAATAAAAATAAATGATTTTTTTTTTAACATATAAAAATGTTTAATAATGTTGAAAAACATATTATTAAAAATTATCTTGATATTTGGTATAATGAAATGTTATTAGATAGAGTAGACTCACAGGGTATGAGTACAAGAATGTTTAATAAAATGATGAAAGAAGAACAAAAAAAAAATAGAAATAATGCATATTTAATTTCATATGATTATGAAGGAGAACCTTAATTCATATTTTTCCATTTATCTAAAATATTTTTTTTTAATTCTTCTGGTATTGAATCTAAATCAATTAATAATTTATTTAAATTATATTTTTGTCTTATGGTTTCATCTTTATTCATTTTCTTTTCTAATTTATCTTTGTTTTTATAATAATTAATTGATGTTTGTAATCCACATTTATTATGAATAGGTAATATATTATCAGATTTATCACCCATCATTATTTTAACTTGTAAATCTATTTCATTATTACCTAATGTCTTTTGTTTTATATCTTTTAATGAATAACTATATAAATGTATATTATCATTATAAACTAATTGTAAAAAGTCTGTATCATTTGATATAATATATATGTTTTCATAATTATTTTCTTTTATTAAATATTTTGTAATAGTACCAATAATATCATCTGCTTCTACATTATCTACTCTAATATATTTATAATTATTTATAATATCAGTATATGTATGTGTAAATATATATTTAATATCATCATGTGATTTTCTATTTGATTTATAATCTTCGTAAAATTCTCTTCTCCAAATAGTTTTTCTTGAACAATCACCAACAAATAATACTTCTATATTTTTTTTTATTTTTAATTTTTTTTTAATTTCACTTAATTTTGAATCAAAATCACTAAATTTATCCATAAAATCTTTATTATGTTCTAAATCACAACTTTTTATAGTATCTTTATTTTTCATTTCAAAATACTTTTTTAAACCATAAAAACGATTAAAAACAAAATTAGATGTATCTATTAATATATAATTTTTAGACATTTTTAAATATTTATATATTATAAATCATTTTTTTAAATAATTAATATTCAGCTGAATTATTTGAAATTACATTTTCTTCACTTGAAACTTGTGGAAAACAACCATCATATAATAATTCATCATCATCTTCATCTATATTTGCACCATTTAAATCAGCATCATTTGGTACTACACTATTATCTTGATTTTCTAATACTTCATTTTCACTGTTATGATTACTATGTTCTTCACCACCAATATAATTCTCTAATACAGATTCAATTTTACATTTATTAACTACTACAATTGTTACAATAAATCCAATAGCTAACATTAATGATAATTGTGGATCAAGAGTAGATGAATAAAATATTAAAAATAAACAACATACTTTAACAATAGGATTATCAAAGAAAGCAATCATTTCTAATGGTAATTTTGGTGTTACTAAACAAATGTAAAATATTATTACAACTTTACATAAACCTAAAATATAAGGATTTGATAGTAAAACATTTAATTGAGATTCTAATTGATTTAACATTGGTCCTAATGAATTCATTATATTTATTATAAATATTTTTTTTCTACAATTAATTATAAATTATTTATAAAAACAATTATATTTAAAAAAATGATTTTATTTTAATTAAATTAAAATGAAGAATATTGTTGAAAAAACAATTCGTTTTTACGATTATCATCATTTATCAATTGATAATCCTGCACATAAAAAACAATATTTTGATATTACTTTTAATATTAAAGATAAACATTTTAAATATGATATTAGTTATAGTTGGAAATTTAGTGATGCAATATTAGATGCTCCTATTCATTATTTACAACATAGAATTTATCCTTTTCCTCAAATGGATTATTGTGAAAATTGTCGAACAACATTTGATCAAGAAGGTGTTGTTGTTACAAAAAATAGTTTAACAGAAACTATGATTCAATATTTATTAATGAGTGATGAAGAATTAAATGAACAAAATATTGGAAATATACATCCACAATATTATCGTGTTAATATTATGAAATCATTAGGATTATTTTGGGATTAAAAACCCTCTTCTCACTATATTTTATTAGGATTAGTTTGGTCTAAATCTTATACACAAAAATATTTAGATATGATTTTTATTATGTTTATGATATTTGTATATAGTTGTAAAAATAATAAAAAATATGGTATATACATAATCGCATCTACTATAGTATCAGTAATATGTTCTATGACTTTAAATAATAATATTTCAAAATATTATTAATTCCATTATTAGCTTGGTTAATAATTGCATATCAATTAAACTGGGATATTATTAATTAAATATAAATATATTTAAAATTTGTATTTAATTTTTTATATTTATAAAATAATAATAATTAAAAAAAAATATTTTAAATAATTATAAATGGTTAATTGGAAATTAAAATATTTAAAATATAAAATTAAATATACAAAATTATCTAATAATCAAAAAGGTGGCACTATTGTTTTAAAAGTAACTAAGGCGAACCGCCCCGCCCTAAACACTGATGATAATCTTGAAAAATATTACCCACATGCATCGACGGTCAATAATGTTTTACAATACGATTTATCATCAAAACCCCCGGAACTCTTTCAAGGGACTCTTGAAGAAGAGTATGGTAATTTTGATTTTAATTTTGATTTTTTTATAGGTAAAAACCATGAGGGTGCTGATTGGAATCCTGGAGAAGTAAAATGGTATAAAGAGTTTGTTGCATCTTACAATTTTATTCATAAGAAAATATTAATTAAATTACGTGATTTAAAAACAGACATTGTCCAGGCTACCACGGAAAATCGACCGGATCATTTAAAAGAATATTTTTATAATGAAATAATACAATTTTGTCCAGTAGATAAATTTGTTCAGTTAAATCTAGACAGAGACCCTATATACTGCCAGTTTAGTCCTTGGGGAATTAAATTGCATGGCACCAAAGTACGCGGACGAGGGAATTATGAAAATTATCTTGAACCATTAACATTGCGGGTAGGCAAAAGCGAGAAAAACAATGCCGTGCCGGGTTATCGTTCTATTGATACTCTTTCATTTTTTGATAATCAATATATACCCTTTATAGAAGATTTAAAATTCATAAGAAACAATTTATTTGATTTAAAAATATATCAATATAATGGAGAAGAAATAGTATTACGAACTGAAAATTATGATTTTAATTTAAAAAAAGGAGATATTTTACATTATAATTATGATGATGAAAAATTAATTTTAGATGATGAAACTTTTGAGATTAGTAAACACTTATTTATTAAAATTCCTAATAAATGTGAATTTTTTATTAATAATTTGTGTAACGATATAAAAAGAACACTAATTTATTTAAGAAATAGTTTATTACGATTTCAAGATGAAAATGACAAAAGAAAGTCGGGCTCACAAGATGCTCAAAATCATGGTAAAAAAATCAATAACATCATTAATAGCATCCTTAATAAAGAGTTGAAGTTGAGTGATATTAATTATCAGAATGCCGCTCAAAGTAATAAATACAAATCATTAATTGATGAATTAAAAAAATATAAGCAAGATAAAACAAAAATAGAAGACGTTAGTGCTAGTGATATTAATAGTAATAAAAAAAATTTAATAGACATAATAAAGAAAAATATGGACACATATTCACGCTTATTTGAAGAATTAATGACAAAAATTTATTACCAACCTTTAAAAGATAGTATGATAGATCAAAGTGATAAATTGAATGCAAAATATGCATCGTTTGCATTAGTACAAATGGATTTAGAATCAGAATTATTGAAATTTATTAAAATTTTAGAACGTGCACAAACGTCATTAAAAAAAATAGAAGAGCAACTTGAAAAAGAACCTAAATTAAAAGACAAAATACAGATGATTTGGGACAAATATTCAAAATTATGGAAAAAATTAAAACCTAAAATTAAAAAAGGATTTTTATTAGAATCATCATTAAATCAATTTAACGAATTAGAAGATAACTATAAAGACATTATGTTATTACAGGGAGATGTCACAATACTAGAATCTTTTATTAAAACTTTAGAACTTGCACAAACGTCATTAGAAGGATTAGAAGAATCAGAAAAAAAACCAGATTTTGTGAGTAATGATACAGATTATGCTGGTAACACGGCCAAGGAGAAGAAGACCATGACATCTACAGAAATCAAGAAGATGAAGAAGTTGATTACCAAGAAGATTAAGGCTGGTGACGAGCTTACCGAAGACGAGGAGAACTTCTGCATCGAACACAACTTAGGTGGGGGCATAAAGAACTAGAACCAGATGAAAAGAAAATATTGAAAAATTACGATAAAAAATTTAAAAGTAATAAAAAACAAACAGGTGGGGTTAATAATTGCATATAAATTAAACTGGGATATTTTAAATTAATTTATTTTATAAATCTTCAAGAATTTCATTCATATTTTTTTTAACTTGTTTTGATTTATATAAATTATCAATTATCAATTATACCATTATTAATTTCATAATTAATAATTTTATCAATTAGATCTGGTTTTTTTGACTTATCAATAATTAATTTATAACTTTTTTGTTAAATAATGTAAGCATTTTTCTTTTGGAAAATATAAGCATTTTCCTGTTATATCTTTATATTTTTTTGGTTTACTATGTCCATAAAGCTACCAAAGTTCATGACTTCTGTCTTCTTCTTTCATAATTAATATTAAAAATTATAAAAAAATATCATTTTGTTATAAATTATCAATAAAATCATATGATTCTTCTAAATTATTAACTATTCTCATTGGTTTAACAGTTGTATAAATATTGAAAAATAAATTTAATGTATTTTTTATTATAAAACTATCTGTAATTATACTACTACATTTTACATATTTTTTTGTTTTATCTTTATATTCTATAAATAAGTTTCCCCATTCATTTATTTTTTCAAATGATAAAATACCCATTAATCTTAAATCAAAAATTATAGAAAAAATTATATTTTTTTCCTCTGCTAATTTATAAATATTTTTAATAACTTTTATTGAATTTTTCCATTCTTCATCAGTTGGTTGAGATTTATTAACTGTTAACATTAAAATATTATTATTAAATTCAAATTTTAGAAAATTATTACAAGTTTTAAATTTCATATAATATAATATTTTTTTTTAAATTAAATATTACATATTATTTTAAAATTTTATAAAATAAAAATTATCAAATTTTTCCCTCAATTTAAGAGTGATAATTTTCAAAATTATCAAATTTTAAATTTCAATTTTAACAAAATATTATTACATAAAATACAGTAAAACCTGTTTTTTTAAAAAAAAAAAATATCAAAAAAACTCCCTCATTTTTTGATTTCTCAAAAAGTTAAGATTTTTACAAAAGTTTTCTGAGAAAAATATTTCACAATTTTTATAAAATTTTAAAAATAAAAATTATCAAATTTTTCCCTCAATTTGGGAGTGATAATTTTGAAAATTATCA